GGACCGAGCCCGATTGTGGAATTGGCTGCTTCCCAAGTACGGTCAGCATTTCCCCGGTTGCACCGTGGTCATCGGAACAGACAACGGCGAAGACCCGTTCCACAAAACCGTCGCCTTGAACCGGGCCGTCGCTGACGCCGATGACGGGTTCATCATGTTGAACGACACTGACACGTGGTGTCCAAGCTCACTGGTAAAGGCGGGCCTGACGATGTTGGCTGAGCATCCCGACTCGTGGGTGCGGCCGTGGAATCTTAAGCTGAAGCTGGGTCCCGACGACACGGAATGGGTCCTCAAGCATGGACCGGAGTGGGACGGCGAAGTGCCGGTGAATGCCGACCATCCGCTCCGCAGGGAAAACCTGAACACCTATTGGGCCGCGCCACCCTGGCTGTTCACGAAGGAACAATTCGACCGCGTTGGTGGCTTCGATGAACGATTCCGAGGCTGGGGACAGGAAGATGAAGCATTCTGTCTGGCGATGCGGGCAATCGTGGGCCGTCCTAAGACCGTCCTAGGGCAAGCCGTCCATTTGCACCATCCGCGTATCGGACGGTCCGGTAAAGACTGGTGGCCCGGCGAAGAGAAACTCGACACCCACCATCGACGCCCCAACGAGAAGCTAGTGGTTCAGTACAAGTCACTCGTCCGCCGTCCAAAAGACATGGAGCAGTTTGTGAGGTCGCGATGACAGTACCCTTCATTTCGGTAGCTGATCTTGGCAAGTACACCGGCCAGGATTTAAGCTCAAGTGACTTAGCGGTCATGATGGCGGATTCCGCATGCCAGATGATTCGGGACGAGATTGACCAGCTCATCAACTATGTTGAGGATGACGTGGTGACGCTGGACGGCAAGGACCGGAACATGCTCGTCCCGCCCGAGCTTCCCATTGTGGATGTGACCGAAATCACTATCGACGGTGGTGACCCGCTGGTTGCCGACGACGATTACCGTGTCGTCAACGAACGGACGATGATTCAGCGCCTGAGCAGCGGGGTTCCCGACGATGATGTCGTGTGGAGCCGCGAGACGGCTATCCAGGTCACGTACTCGCACGGCTGGGTGGTGAGCGAAGATGCCGTGGACGTGCCAGCCGGTAAGATTCGAGTGCCGTCCAGCCTCCGGGCAGTCGCGCTATCGTTAGCGGCGCTCGGATTGGTGGCTGGACGAACTGGAGTCGGTGGTGTGAGTTCCGAAACCATCGGCCGCTACAAGTACACCATCGACTCCAGTTCTTCGTCCTCGTCGAGCGGCATGATTCTAAGCGACGACCAGTTGAACATCCTCCACAAGTATTACGTGGAGGCGGTTGCGTGACCGTTGAGAGCCTTATGACTCAGCCTGCCACACTCAAGACCCTGACCGGGGAAACTCGCGGGGCTGCGGGCGGGTCCGAGCCCACCTACAGCGACACGGCGTTCACCGGCTACTTCGAGCCAGAGCCGCCGATTGGCCTGGAGGGTGAGGCTCTGCAAGTGGGCAACTATGAAATGGGTCGCTGGTTCGGTTGTGCGCCGCTCTCCCTAACGTTCACTGGTCACGATGTCATCGAGTACAATGGTGAGATACTCGAACTGACCGGCCCGCCCCGCAAGATGTGGAATCCGCGAACAAGCGCCTTTTCGCATTACGAGTTGTCGTTGCGGGTAGTGGAGGTTGACCAGTGACCACGATGAACTTGGAATCCGCCCTGTTCGACTACTTGACGTCGGACCCAGGCGTGGAAAGCCTGGTGGACGACCGAGTTTATCCGATGCGGGTCCCTGAGGGTGCAATCCTGCCCGCCATTTCGTACGGGCGCACGTCGGCGACTCGAACGTACACGTACGACTCGTTCGAAGACACCAACGCGTTCGTGCGGGTGCGGATGCAGTTCAACTGTTGGTCATCAAAGGCCGAAGAGGCCATGCAGGTTGGGGAGGCGGTGCTACTGGCACTAAGCGGGTACGACGGGGAACTGAGCGGTCAGCTCGTCGCAAGCGCGTTCAACGTGCTTGAACAGGACATGTATGAAGGTGAAACAAAGATGTACAGAAGGATGCTCGATTTCATGATTCTGTACGAAGATGAGCTAACGCCCAGCAGCTAGCCTGACTAGGAAAGAGAAGGAGGAACGTCGCAATGACGAAATACGCAGGACGCGGATTCACCGTCACGCTGGAAGGAGGCGACCCGCTTCCGCAGCTTCGGGAGTTCGGAGCGTTCGGTTCCACTCGCGCGCTCATCGACGCCACGGCTTACGGCGACGACTGGACGGACTTCGTGACGGGCCTGCAGGACGGAGACGAGGTAGCGTTCACCATCGCCTACGACCCGGCCGACGTGGACCACACCGAGTTGATCGACGCTTACGACAACACCGATGGCCGGGTTACCTTCACGGTGGTCCACACGGCCTCGGGTTTCGAGGCGTTCATCAACTGCATCATCAACGCGCTCCGGCGCGAGTCGCCAATCGACGGTCTGTTCGCCCTCTCGGGAACGCTCAAGATCGTCAACCCTGGCGTCGTTGTCCCAACGTAACACTGAAAGCCCCTAGCACTTCGCACCACCAGCACGTGACCATGAACATCTATTGAAGGGGGCACCACAGTCATGAGACTTACTGCCGACGCGATTCGCGCCGTTGACGACCTTGTATACGAGGACGTGGAGGTTCCCGAGTGGGGCGGGTCCGTCATTGTCCGAGGTCTAACGGCGAAGGAACGAGACAACTACGACCGGGAAATCATCCGCGTAGACAACCACGGCAACACCTCTTTGGGGCGCTTGGAGAATCTCCGGGCGCTCCTCGTTGTGCGCTGCCTCGTCAACGAGGACCACACCCGAATGTATCGGGACGCTGACGCCAAGTGGCTTGGCGAGAAGTCGTCCAAGGTCATCGGTGAACTCTACGACGTGGCGGCACGGTTGAGCGGCATGCGGGCCGAGGAAGTTGAAGAGGTTGCGGCGGATTTAGACGGCGACCAGCCCGACAGCAACTCTTCCGAGTAGCGCTCGCGCTGGGAATGCCGGTTGGGGTGCTGCTGGACGGTATCCCGAGAATGGAGCGGTGTGGGTGGCGGGGCCGCAAGGAGCGGCAAGTCGGCTGGGTTTCGCCACCCATTTCCGCGCTTGAACTACAGGAATGGAGCGCGTTCGAAATGGTGAACGGGCCTATTCTGATTCACGACCGCATTGAGACAAGCATCGCGATTGCGGCCATGACTTCGGCGGCTCCATACACCGACAAGAATCGACCCAACAAGCTCAGCGATTTCATTCCGGTGTGGGACCACGTGCTGGCGTCCAAGCCGAAACAATCGGCCGACGACATCATGGAAGCGATCAAGTCCATGGCAATCAAGAAATACGACCAGGAGGAAGGGAGGGACGTGTTCTATGGCGACAGCGGTGACGTTCATCCCTAATCCTGCGTTGGAAGCAGAGTGGTACAGCAGCGCAGAAGCTAACCTAATGATGACCAGCATTGGCGAACAGATTCGGTCGATCGCTAAAGGTCTGTGTCCAGTTGACACGGGCCTGCTGGCTAGTTCGATTGAATCGTTCGTGGGATTTAGCGAAATGGGTCGTCTCGAAGTGATGGTTGGCTCGAGCGTTCGCTACGCCGGATTCGTGGAGTTCGGCACGTCCAAAATGGCTGCGCAGCCTTACCTGCGCCCGGCGCTCGACTCGGTGATGTAGAATGCCACTTGATGGTGGAGTTGCGATTGTCCGCGTTGTTGCGGATGCATCGAAACTAAATCAGACCATTCTTCAGTCCACGCGTGGGGCTACAAGCGGTATCTCCGGGTTGGGCGCGAAAATCTCCGGCGCTCTGAGCAATCCGTTCGTAGTTGCCGGAGCCGTAGTTGCCGGTGTTACGGCCAAGATGGGCTACGACTTCGAAGACGCGTTCACTCGCATTGACGCCATTTCGAATGCCAGCAGTAAGGACATTGCCTTATGGCGTGAGCAGGTCATGACTTTGGGAGCGGAGACTGCCCAATCACCGAAAGACTTAGCGGACGCCCTTTACTTTCTAGCGTCTGCTGGTCTTAAAGCAAATGAGGTCTTTCCCGCCCTGGAAGCGAGTGCGAAGGCCAGCGCGGTGGGTCTGGGGTCGGTCGCCCAGGTCGGGTCCGTCGTGGCTGCGGTCTTGAACGCGTACGCGGGCTCTGGACTACGGGCGTCCGATGTAACCGACACCCTGTTCGCCGCCGTCCGAGAGTCACGAGCGGAAACAGACGAGTTCGGCCAGACCTTGGGTCGATTGCTGCCAATCTCGTCCCGAGCGGGAATCTCGTTCGGTGAGCTAGCCGGTTCCTTGGCGTCACTGTCCAACATCGGTTTGGACGTGTACGAGGCATCAACCGCCATGCGAGCTGCGATTCAGGCCATTACCGCCCCCGGCGAGAAGGCTGCTAACACCATGAACGAAATGGGCATCTCTGCTCAAGAGATGCTCGACGCCATCCATGAACAAGGGCTCTTGGGGGCCCTAAAGTACCTTGATAAGCAGATCAAGCTGAACACATCTTCGGAATCCGAGTACCTTCGGGCTTTCCGTGATATCGTCCCCAACGTTCGTGCCCTGACCGGCGTTCTCGGTCTAACGGGTGCGAACCTGAAGCATGTCCAGTCCATTTTCGAAGCAACTACAAACGCGACCGGCGACTTGGCGGCAGGCTTAGAGGTCGTCCAGGCCGGACCAGCGTTCAAGTTCAGAGAGGCTCTCACCAAGCTGGTCATCACCGGCACTCAGCTTGGAATGCACGTCCTACCGGCCATCACCGACCTTCTAAGCGTGCTTGGGCCTATTCTGGAAGTAGTGGCGCGGAACGCGAAGGCGTTGCTGCTCGCCTTCTTGGGCTACAGGGCGCTCATGTTCCTGCCAACGCTGTTGGGTGGCATTGCAACCGCGCTCGGGCTACTTGGATTGGGTGGCGGGGCAGGCGCGGCTGCAGGCGCGGCTGCTGGCGTGTACAAGTTCGGTCAGGCTGCAAAGTACATGGGAACAACAGCAGCTGCAGCTAATAGTGCCCTTGGTGCAGGAGCAGCAGGAGCCGGTGGAGCCGGATTCCTGGCGGCGCTAGCGAAGGTAACTCCGGCTGGAGTCAAAGCCGCAGCTGGGATGTTCGCTATTGCTTACGCGATAGGCGACGTTAGTGCGCAGGCCGATACGTCCAAGACGCGATTGGAAGACGTGAATAATCGGCTTAAGCTGATTGCCAACTTGCAGAATAATCTCCAAGCTGGTCGCTTCAAGGGTGGGGCGCTGGCGGACCAAGCGGGCCCGCTGGCGGAGACTCGTGAGGAAATCCAAGCAACGATTGACCAGTTGATGATTTTACCGGACAGCCTGCAAGCCAATGCACAAGCGTTCCAGTTGGCTGCCAAGTACGGCTACGAATACAGCGATGCGCTCTATATCGTTAATTCTAATGGTATGGAAGGTGCGCAGCATTCTAGGCAGGTTACCAAGTCGATTCGGCAGCAGATTAGAGCGTTCAAAGATGGCAAAGATGCTGTCAACGAAGCGATTCCGGTCTACATGCAATGGGGATTCGCAACCAGGGAGGCGTTCGGCAAGTTCCAGGAGGCCATTCAGGAGACATTGCAAACGGGCATCGGCGAATTCGAGAAGTTTGAAGATGCCTTTGCTCCTGCTTCTGTAATTAAGAAGCAGCTAGAACTTGCTATTCGCATTTCCCGGCAGAAGGTCAACGACCTCAAGGAAATCTTCGCCGACGACAGCTTAAACCGTTCCACTAAACTAATGTTGGCGAGTCTGCCAGCGGACGTGAGGCACATTTGGGCTGTTTCCGATGATGCTGGCAAGGCTGAAATCTTGAAGCTGGGCAGAAACTGGACCCGTCTACAGAACACCAACGTTGGCAAGATCATGAATCCGTTGAAGGGCATGAAGGACAAGGCCAAGACACACGGCCGAGCGGTTCCGGAGGGTGTACGGGCCGGTATTGTCGAAGGAACCCCGGCGGCTGTGGCTGCAGCGAGGTCGCTTGCCAATAAGATTAACAACGTCATGGCGACCATCTGGAAAGTTGCATCGCCGTCGAAGGTAACTCACCAGTTCGGCGCGTGGCTGATTGAGGGTCTAATCAATGGAATCAAGTCTCGCGAGGCGGCACTAACTAACACTATCGAGCACGTAACCGACGTGCTAATGAAGCAGCTGGATAAGGCTAGAGAAGCTCTGCAACAGGCAAAGGACGACAAGAAGGCGCTCGCTCCGTTCGAGGCGGCGGTGGAGGTTGCTCGCGGTCGTGTGAAGATGGCCCACGAACTTGAGAAAATGGCCAACCAGGCGCAGAAGGCGCTTGATAAAATCATTAGTAAGTTCAAGGAGTTCAAGTCCTCCATCCGCGATGGGTTCTCCGACTTCAAGGACCTTGGCGGCATTATCAGTGACGCCTTGAAGCAGTACCAGGACGACTTGAAACAGTACAACGAGGACATGATTCAGTACCAAGAGGCGTTGGCTGACTACATGCTCCAAGTCCACCAGCCTGGTGATAAGCCACCCGAAGCTCCAACGGCTCCTTTGCCGCCTGATTACGCCAACATCATCGCGCAGACTGTCGCCAACGCCCAGCGGTTGGCTAAGGACCTAATTCTCGCTGCCAAGGCGGGCCTATCAAAGGCGCTGCTGGCTCAGTTCGCCGCGCAAGGTGAAGCGGGAGCCAACGCGCTCGAAGCGTTGTTGGCCAATCCAGCGTTGATTGCTCAGCTGAATGCGGCCTACCAAACCATCAATGCCGCTGCGAACAACACAGCCGAGGCGTTGGGAGCCAAATTCTTCGGCAAGGCCATCCGTGAGGCGACTCACGAGTTCAATAACGCTGTTCATGCTCTGCAGAAGTTCATCATTGCCATGATAAAGGCCATGATTGACGTGGGCGGGGCTAGCGCAGCGCTTAAGGGTCTCCTTGCCAACCTCCAACAGCAGCTGCAGAACGCTGGAAATGCTGGAAATGCTGGAGGCGGTGGAGGTGGAGGCGGTGGCGGCGGGAACGCCCCCGGCCCTGGCAACAATTGGGGGTCTGGCTGGGGTGGAAACATGCCGGGCGTACCCAACGCTCCACCATGGCAGCCAACCTGGAAGCCGACTTGGGAACCCACTTGGGAACCATCGTGGAAGCCCAAGGGCGATGTCTACGTGACTGTCAACGGTGACGTGACCGGCAAGGAAGTTGTCAATAAGGTGCGCGACGAGCTAATCCGCATTGGGCGGAATAACGGAGGGACGGGCCTGTGAGTTTTACCATTCCGAATAAGGCGGTTACTTACCCGTTCCAATCGCGCTGGTTCCAGTCCGACATCGACATTATTCAAAATGCGGCTGGTGGTCGGTATGGTGTAATCGACCCTGGCTGTGTGGTTACTGCAAGCGTTGTGCCCGCGATGACGGTCGAGGTCGCCTCGGGTCAGGTGGTCATTGCGGGTGTTCGATACGACATAAGCGCGGACACTGTTGCTATTGTTGACGCCGACCCGCTGTTGCCACGTTTTGACACTGTTGTGGTTGCGGACGATCAATTGGCAGGCGTGTTGAGCGGCACCCCGGACGCGGCTCCGTTCCCTCCGTCTCCTGCGTCGGACCAAGTTGGAGTAGCGCAGGTGTTTGTCCCAGCCGGTGCCACCGCCGTGTCGAATGGTCAGATTGTTGACAAGCGTATTCTTGTCGCGGACCCGGTTGCGGCGACAGGATGGAGTCGGTTATCGGCGTCAACGGACCTTGTACGGTCCAACCAGGCCACGCGGACGTTTGACTCCGTACTGTCGTTCGCGGCGCAGGCGAACACGAAGTATCGGGTCCGGGCTCAGGTAGCGTGGGTCGCTGCTGTAGGAAGCCTTAATAATTTAAGCTGGGGAATCGCTGGGCCACTGTCTCCTGACTTCATCGTTGGGACGGGAGTCAACTGGTATCCGGCTTATGGACAAACCGCGCAGACGATGGGAATCGGCACGGCGCAGTACAACGTGGCGATTGGTGTTGGACCGAATGTGGCGGGGAGTCCTGGAACCAACACCTACGGGGTTGCCACGTTCGACCTAATCTTCTGGAACGGGGCGAATGCGGGGACGTTCGGTGTCGCGTGGGGACAGCAGATTGCCTCCGCGCCAACCATGACCCGTAAGGCGGGGTCTTACCTTGAATACGAGATCGTCTAAACGATGACGCTCTGGAAGCATGACGGCTTCGCCCACGGGAGTGTTGCGACAGGCACGGGCGGTATTTACGATTCTGTTCAGGCGTCCCCGTCTATTGTCACGTCACCCGTTCGCTTGGGGACGCACGCACTTCGCATCAACGCAGCTGGCGCGGCAACCCGTGTAGCGTATACTTTACCGACTGGAACACGGCAGGTCGTCGAAAGCTTCTACGTCTATCTTGAGGACCTTCCCGGCGCGGTTGTGCAGCTGGCGACCATCGCCAACGCCAGCGGTCCTGGGTATTTCCAGTTTGATTCGGGTACGGGGCGATTCGCTGTTTCTATCAACAACTTGGGACGAACGTCGGTCGGCCCGGCTTCTGTTGCAGCTGACACGTGGTATCTTGTTGACCTGATTTACGACTGTTCCACTGGTACTGCGTCTATCACAGCTCGAATCAATGGTGGTGCCCCGGTTGCGGTTACGCGAGCGCAGCTTGCTGCAGATGCCTCGTCAGTATCCCTCGGCACACAGTCGGCGCAGACGTTTGATTGTTACTACGCAGACTGGGAAATCTCGCTAGATACAGCCGACTACCCCATCCTTGACCACTGGGTTGAGTCGCTAATCGTTACCGCCGACGGCACTCACAATATTGCCACGCTCGGTGACTTCGATTCGTTTACTGGGACTAACTTCGACAACGCCACCACGACCGGCTACACATTCATTGACCATCGACCGTTGCAACTGGCGAATACCGCCGACGCTGTTATTCGTCAAGACACAGGCACCACAACCGACTACATGGAATTCCTGTTCGAAAACTTGACTACAACGGTGGGGACCGTGCAGGCCGTTCGACCGTACGCCTCCGCCATTGAGTCGGGCGGCGGCACGTCGGTCGCGGAAGTGCGGCTGTTGCTCTCCACGAATACCGAGGTCTCGGTTATTGACCCGACCACCGGTAACGTCTCAGTGATTGACGCGACCGACGATATTCTTGCAACAGTCAACCTGTTCAAGCGGATGGCGAACGACCCATCCGGTGGTTGGGACATCTCGAAGGTCAACGGGCTAAAGGTCCGGCTCGGATTCGGTGACGCCGTTCCTGACGTTAATTTCATCGACGTGATGGTTGAAGTTGCCATCAAGCTAGCGACGAACGCTACCCCTACCAGGGTCGCAGCGGTCGCAGCGGTGGCCACTCCAACGATTCCACTGTCGGCCACCGCAAGCCCCGACCGTATCAACCGAGTCGTCGACATTCCGACCCCGACGATTCGGATGACGTCGACTCCGACTCCGACGCGAATCGCGGCTGTCGCGGCGGTCCCGATGCCCTTTGCCATCGCGGGCGGTAGTGCGTCAGCCAACCCGCTCGTGGTTACGGCGCGGGCTTCGCTTCCATCGCCTACCATTACGGCGACTGCTCCAACCACATTCGAGGACTTTTATTCGGCTGGGTACGGTCAAGGCTACGAGTCTATCGTCGTCGAACCGCCGGTAGTTGTTCCACCCCCGCCACCACCCCAAGCCCCGACTCCATCGTTGCGGGTGCTGATCGACTTCGAAAACGACCTAAGCCCGTTGTCGGGCCCAATGCCGATACCAGTGTTCACGGACGTCACGGAAAAATTGCTCGCGCTGCCCGTCTCAGTCACAAGAGGACGCAAGCGTCTCATGGACCGCATTGAAACAGGTCAGCTGTCGATGACGTTCAAGGATGTGGACCGAGCGCTCGACCCGTCGAATCAGGACTCGCCTTACTACCCCGGCGTTGCACCGGACCGACGCATCCGGCTGGAAGCGGTGATTCCATGGGAGACGGATGCCTTTACAATGTGCAGTTCCTACGTCGGAGACGACGACATTGTGGGTGGCGGGCTAACGTCCCACTACATCTCAATCTTCGACGGACTGACGGACGAGTTTACCTACAACTTCCCCGGTCCTGGGAAATACGCGACGGTGGACGTGCGGTCGTCGGACGTATTGGCTCTAGCGGCTCGGGACGAAGTAAGCATCAACACGCCCTACACTTACGTGTGGATCGCTTACGAATCAATATTGGACACTCGCGCCTACATGGGACGCGACGAAACAACCCTGGACCCGAACACTCAATCCCGATTCCGCGACATCGACCAGGACACCACCATTGTTGCGATTCATAGCGCGTTAGAGAACATGACGGCGGCTCTTGATTTGGTGACGGCTTCGGGGGGCGGGAACTTCTACATTGGGCGGGACGGTCGACCAACTTATCGCTCTCGCGATGCTCTGAACGAGCCCGTCAAGATGACTTTTGCGGTGGACGCGGAGCGTTATCGGGACATACGATTTTCGTTCGACAACGCGCTGCTCATCAACGATGTTACAGTGAATGGGTATAGCATTGGGCCGTTTGGAACCACCGAAACCTCCATTCACGATGAGGACGCTGCTAGTAAGCAGAAACACCCTGGACGGCCCCCTTTGTCCCTTGACACCCTTCTAACCGACTCGGGAGTGATGGCTGAACGAGCAAGGGAGATATTGGCTAACTTCGCGTACGCCACCCGCTACGTGGCTAGTCTTGAAATCTCGCAAGTCTCCACGGATTGGTTCGCCGTTTTGTCGTGCGACTTGTGGGACAAGATTAACCTCTCCGTGGTATTGCCGAATGGCGATATCATCGGACAACCCTCACTCATTGAAGGCATCGACATCACCACCAATAACTTCCGAGAGTGGAGCGTTACCTGGTGGCTGTCCGTCCCGCCGTCGTTCCAAATGCTGACGGTCCAGGACAAAAGCTTCGAGAATGGCAGCGAAGGAAGCTGGGAAGCTGTAACTAACTGCACCATTGAATCGACGAATCAAGAGTGGTCCATTTGGCACACCGGCCCCAACCACATCGAGCGCCAGGGTTACAGGCCGCTGGCAGCGCCCAACGGCTCATACGCCTTGTGGCTCAAGGCAGCAGCGGCTGGCGAATTCTTCGCGCACAGCGGACCTTACCCGGTCGTGGGGCGCGCCTTGTACCAGGCGGAGTACAAAGTTCGGCAGGCGCGGTTTTTGGAGGACACCACGGCAATCCCCGGCTATGGTACCACCAACGGTGGACCGTTCAGATTGGACTTAGAATGGTACGACGAGAACGACGTTCTGCTGTCGACGGACCTTGGAGCAGAAGTGCTGTCGTCGTTCGGTTGGACGCAGTGGGTCCTGGTGACGCAGATTAAGCGCGCTCCGACCGGCGCGGCGTTCGTCCGCGTTCGCGTCGGGTCCACCAGGACCGTGCAGTCGGGAATGTTCGTGGATGATGGGCTACTGACGCGAATTGTGGGCTAAGGAGGGAATGTGACCGAACTACCTGTCAATGTCGACTCGGCCTACGCGGACGACGCGACGCATCCTGATGTAAAGATTCACCAGCAACATCACGACTTCCTGCACTACCTCTACAACCTGTTCGAGCAGGCCATCGAGGATGGAACAGGGACTTGGGACGATGGCGGTATTCCGTTCTGGGTCGCAGGTGATGGGGAGTTCAGCATCATCGACCCCGGGATTTCCGGCTCACCAGGCCCCACGGGACCGCAAGGGCGCGGGTTCCTGTTCATGGGCGTGTGGTCGTCCGGGACGGCGTACAACGTCGCCACGTCCAACTCACCGGAGGCGTACGAGGTTGTGCAGTACGGGCGACACCTTTACTACGCGCTTACGGACCACACGAACTCCACCCCGACCACCGACGCCAATGGTTATCCCACGGCCTCGGCCAACTGGGGTGTGTTCCTAACGGGCGGCTTGGACGGGGCAACCGGCGTTCCAGGAGCGGACGGTTCTCAAGGCCCAATCGGCTTGACTGGACCATCGGGGCCTTCGGCCGAGGTTGGCGACATTATCACGTCATCCGGTTCTACGCAGACGCTTGACAGCGCCGACGCCACCTACTACAAGATTACGCTTACCGACGATTGCACGATCAACCTCGCGGACACGACCGGCGAGGCGGCTTCGGCTATGACCATTCGATTGTTCCAGGGAGTGGGCGCACCGTGGCTCGTGGACTTTCCGGACGTATCGTCCTGGTTCACCGCTTCCGGGGCGGCTCCAGTTTTGGGGACGACGGAAGGCGATGCGACCGTCATCGTGGTCGATCACTTCGACGGCGAATGGTTCGGCTACGCGCCCGGTGTTTCGGCCACACCGCCGCCCGAGACGTTCCCCACCCTCGACTTCGAGGAATGGGGTGTTGGCTCGTCGGACGGACAGAACAAGCTCGACACGCTTGGCACCGCTACGTGGGTGCTCAATTCGGCGGTCCAGCTGGGAAACAAGAGGGGTGGCGTGGTGGGCGTCGTGCTCACGACGGACAACTCCGTGACGCCGCCCGTCCCGTCCCTGGCCGGTGGCGGGGCGTCCGCCTGGACGGTCATCGGGAGCATTGCCTGGGGTACGGGCACCGTGCTTCGCAGGCTAACATTATTCGCTGCGCGAGACAGTTCTAGTTCAGCGGCGGCTCAGTTCACAGTGACAGCCATCCAAGCCGGAGTGAGCTACACCAACTGCGTTATCAAGGGTGTCAGGTCCACGGGCAACGTTCCCTCGACGTGGATGACAACGATGCTAGGGAATTTCGCGGTGAACAACAACATCCTGACGGGGAACTCGTCGGCGCAACTCGCCACGCTCGCCGCGCTCGCGACCGGTAACCGTCCCATCGCGTGCCTGGCGACCAACCTCGACACCACCTACACTTACGACACCAACTACGCCATTATCGGCTCGACGCAGCTTGGCACCGGGCCGACCATCGAGCTTCACTTCTTCTGGGATGCAACCACAACCGACACGACGCCCTCCACGACCACGACCAACGCGGTCAACTGGGCAATGGTTGCAGCGGAAGCGGAGCAGGGCGTATGACAACTAAGCTCGGCATTCGGGTTGGCAACTGGGACTACATCGACCAGTATTCCCATCTGTACAACCGAGGAGCGACTGCCGACCCGTTGGCGTCGTACGAGGCTTACGTACGCGCTACGGGCGGACCCGAACTAGCCAACTATCACGCGGGCGCGGCCCGTTCCAGTTACGTCTCGTTCACACAAGCGTGGCCTCCAACTGACCACAACTTCGACGGCGATTGGGACACCTACGCAGATAATGGAACATGTATCGTGTTCTCCGCTGGGGCGAATGAGACTAATCCGACCAACGCACAGTTAGACGCTCGCGCTGACGACCTTCTCGATTTTTGGGCCGCGCATCCCAACATGGAATCAATGGTTATGACGTACTGGCACGAACCAAACAACAACACGACCTCGGCTGCGTGGTGGGCTGTCATGCAGAACATCATGACCCGCTGGACCAGCCGAGGTGTGCCGCGTTGGGAGGGAACGCAGGCGGGCGTCACTACAACGCCGGGGATGATTTACGCGGGACCGAACCTTGCGTCCCTCACGGCGACGAACTCGACGCTGGGGGTGGGGCTGTTCAATATCTGGTATCCCACCACCAACTCGTTCATCTGGAGCGACCAAGGAATCCAGATGGCGAGCTTCGACATCTACCCCGGTGGCAACAGTGGGTTGGGGAGGTGGCGCGGACTCCCGGAGCTGTTCGGCGATCCTTCCGCTCAGCCGACGCCGGGTACAACGTCGGAGTTCGTCGAGTGGTATCTCGGTCGGCGTGCCGCGCAGAACAACCTTGGGCGTGTGCTGCTGGCGGGGTGTTTCGAGTGGGGCTGGGACGACTGGAACAAAATGTGGCCGTTCTCTTTCAACGCCACTACCGGCGTAGCGTCGAACCCTATTCGTTACTTTGATGACCAGGGGCCCAATGGAGAATCGCCGACGGCTTGGTGGATGTCTCATGTTGGGACTTACCCGCCATCATTCACTGACGGGCTGGTGAACTTCGCGGCGTATCTAACAGCCAACCCTACGCTGTTCTACGTCATTTGCTATTGGGACTCCATCGCCAGCGCAACCCGTCCGGGTTCAGGTCGCGGACCGCACATGCTCGACTGTGGTGCACCGTCCATTATCAACCAAGCCGCCTCGCCCGGGACGCAGACTACCAACTGGAATGCGTGGCTGCAGTTCGTCAAGACGCCCGTGTTTGGCCATGTGGGTGGCGTGGTGGAGCCGCCGCCCCCGGTCGGATTTGTTCCTGGCGTCGTAGCTCCGATGACCCGCGTCAAGAGCGGGGGTTAAATGAGCATTACGCCGCTTTGGATCGACGGCTTTGAACACGGGCGCATCACGGGCGGAGGCGCGCTTGGTGTTTGGGACACGATCAGTTCCACCCCGGCCATTGTTACTTCGCCCGTCCGTACGGACACGCGAGCGTTGGAAATCGCCGCAGCTGGCGCGGCGAGGCGAGCGGCGTACACCATCGCGGCGGGCAACAGGGTCGTAACAGTTGGATTCGCTATCCGCTTCGCAGCGCTGCCGTCGGCGGACCTTCAACTTGCGTCAATGACGAACGCGTCGGGGAACGCGCAGATCAGGTTCGTCAACGCATCGGACAGGTTCGCGGTATCGAACAATAACGTGGACAACCAAGTCTTCGGTCCCAACCCTATTGCGGTGGACACCTGGTACCTTATCGTCTACGAACAGGACGCTACCGGAGGTACCGCGAACACGCAGGCGCGATGCTTCGACGCGACAACTGGAGCGCAGGTCGGCATCGAGCAGACCTCCTCGAAAGTGCAAGCGGCAGCGGACATCACGGCCGTTAGCCTCGGTACGCTCGCAGCCGAAACGTTCACGGCGTACTATGACGATTGGGTTGTCTCGATCACCGACGGGGACTACGAAGATTGGCCGCACCTATGGCGCGTCCAGTCGCTCATCCCGAACGCCGATGGGACGCACAGTATTGCGGTGGCGGGGAACCTCGACTCGTTCACCGGTACGGCGTTCGACAACTCCACGACGACGGCGTTCTCGTTCATCGACCACCGTCCGTTGCAGGCGGCGAACACGGCGGACAACGTGATTCGCCAGGACGCGCAAACCGCTAACGACTACGTGGAGCTTCTGTACGAGGACTGTCCAGCTGGAACCGACACGCCGTTGGCCGTTCGCACATATGGGGTCCACGTCATGTCCGTGACCACCGGCACTCCGACCGCCGAAGCGCGGCTGATGCTGTCGGATTCGACCGAGGTCTTGACGACCGGCTCGACATCTCTAATCAACTCGGGGGAGGACCCGGGTACAACGGTTACGCTCCGCAAGCGCATGACGATTCCGCCAACGAATGGCTGGACGCGTGACCGGGTTGACGGGCTGAAGGTTCGTCTCGGATTCAACAACATCGCGGCAGACGTGAACTTCATCGACGTGATGCTGGAAGTGTTGTTGGTGACAGGTTCGCTGCCACCCGCGCCACCCATACAACCTGGACTAAAACATATGTTGAGGAGGTGAAAGCCATGCCAACAGATGAAGACCGCGAGTTCGTGGAAAAGCTCCGCACCATCGGCTTCGTACAAAAGTACAAGCCGGGTGCTACGCACACGCGGGAAGTCAAGAACGAGGACGTCGGCGGGACTGCCGGGGTTCACATTGAGCATCACGATGGCTCGCAAGACGCCATTGCGATGCCGAAGCCGCTCCGTTACAAGCTGGGGAGGGAAGAATAATGCCGGACAAGGCACAGTTGGAAGCGCAGTTGGAGATCGCCAACCTTCAGGAGGCGTACGAGGCGATTCGGCCGAAGGCTGAAGACCCGAAGCGCACGCAGGAGGTTCTGGACGAGTATCACGCGGCAGGCAACGAGCTTGCGGCGGCAGTCACGGCCTACAAGGAGAAGTACCCGCCTTCGGGGCCAGTCGGCATCTCGGATGAAGAGGGGAGTGAATAAGCATGACGATGGCGTCTGGACTTTACGCGATCACGTTCCGTGATGCGCTCGACACGTCCGGTTTGGCGGTGGATTTCCTGCTCGATTCTCACAAGATCGCGCTGGTCACCGACTCTCATACCCCGGACTTCGCAGCGCACGACTTCTACGCGGACATCACCAACGAACTGGCGACGGCCGGTGGTTACACGCAGCCCGGGAAGATTATCACGGGGCTGACGCCGACGTTCGTCGTTTCGGGCACCGGCACCAGCACCTCGCTCAAGTACGACCTCACGACCGACCAGTCGTGGTCGTCCGCCAGCTTTACGGCCCGTGGGGCGATTTGGTACGCCGATGCGTTGGCGTCCGACCCGCTTCTGTTCGCGCACACGTTCGGCGCAGACTTCACGGCCACGAACGGCACGTTCACCATCCAGCTGGATGCGGCTGGCGCGTTCACCATCGATATGGTTCCGTAAGGGGGACCTGTGGGACTCTATTCCGCTCCAATGGATGCCATTGCCGTTACTACGGCAACGGACCTGTTCCACCTCACGGCCACGTCCGATTCGCCCATCCTCATCCATGAAATCGATCTTTGTCAGACAACCGACTTGGGCGATGCCCAGGAGGAAGTCTTGCGGATCGGTGTTTACACGGGTGTGACGGGCGGTTCGGGCGGTACGGCGGCAACCGAGGTGGCGTTAGGTGACTACGCGGCTGTAACCGGTGTCGTCTTGATGGCTAACTCGTCAATCAGCACAGGCGGCACGCTGAAATGGGTTATCGGCTGGAACATTAGGGTGCCGCTTGAGAAAATCTGGACGCCAGAAACACGGCCC